GCTTGCTTTTTGAAGTTTTTTGCATAGGCTGCTGCATAGGCTGTTGAATCTAAACCACATCCAACTTGCATACCAAAGACTCTGAAGTTTCTGCCTACCATCCACTCAGTATAGGCTTGAGTGTGAATGTGTCCCTGGACTGTGCTCATCATGTCATTTTTTGCTTTTGTGCGAGCTGTGCCTCCTTCGCCATGAGTAAATTGTACACCATCATAGACAACTCTTTCAACCCAATTCCAATTAGTTCCCAGGACATCATTGTAGGATCTTATCCAAACCTTTGGAATAGCAGAGTCAAATGCTCTTCTCATGATCATCCTGTCATGGTTACCTATGCATACATCAGCAACAGGAAACTCATCAGACCACTTCTTGACAGCTTGAATGGCAAACTGCAGCTCATCACCTCCTCCAAGTCCATCTGGATCTGTAGTGTGAAAACTAGAATAGTGATTGTCAATGATGTCTCCAATAAAGACAACCTGGTTGCAGTTGTATTTTTTATACATCTCTTTGCAAAAATCAAAATAGCCATCAAGCTCAAAAGGAGCATGTAGATCACCAATTGCCAGGATCCTTCTCTCTGTTGTTTGTGTTTGCTTCTCTGTGTTTATGTTTTGCCAAAAATTAGAATTCATCTTTCTCTGTTTTGTTCATGATGTTTGTTTTTTGTTTGCTCCCAGCAGATGACCCAAAGTAGTAACCGATCACTTGAGTAAAAGCTGCAACTACAGCTCCAAATCCCATGTCAAACAATCTCTGTGATTCTTTTGGGATCTCCCAGAGTCCAATTGCTCCAAAAACAACAGCAACAAATGACAATGTGATTCCCCAGCCTACTGTCTTGAAAAGAACATCACTAGATCCAGAGGCAATGGCTTGCATCTCTCTCTGTCTTGCTGAAGCTCTGTCTGCAACTTCTGCCTCATAAGCTTCCAGGACAAGCTCCTGGGCTTTGATTTTGTCCTCTGCAGGAGCATCTGAGCCTTTTATTGATGAAATAACCTCCTCAATGCCCATATTGCCATTGATTAAACTTCCAAGTGTTGGATTAATTAAACCCACAGAAGCTTTTATCAGTTTTCCTACAGTAGTCTGTCCGAATTTCTTTTTTTTGTTCATAGGCTCAGAGTTGTGCCTGTTGTGTTAGTTTGGATATAAAAAGAGAACTCCAGGAGATTTGTCTGGATCTGAGTCAACATGAATGAATCCTCCTTTTGCTGAGATTCCAATTCTGTTGAATCCAGCTTCAATGAGTGACTGTGTGATGTTAAAACGATCTCTGGAGGTTGTTGCTGCAATATCAACTGCATATCCAAACATGTGAGAGCTGCCTTTTGATCCTGGTCCTCTTTTTCTTCCTCCGACTGCAGAATTATGTGCCTCACATCTATAGCCAGAGGTAATGATAAAAGGTGTTTGTCCTTTGACTGTTGCTCTAGCATAGTCGAGCCTTTCAAGAAAATCAGAATCCATGTTGACCCTACCAGAAGATCCTGTGCTTTTGCACGAACTGCAGTTGCAATCAAATTCAGAAAATTTAAAATAGTTCATTCTTTGTAATCATTTAGATTGTCATTCCAGAACCTTTTAATCAGTCCCTCAACTATTCTCATTGCTACATAAAAAGCAAAGAAATCCATTATTTGCTCAAATGAGTTCCATCACACAGACCTTCTGGGTGCTGTGAGTTTCCACATTGACATGTTTTAGGCTTTGTCATTTTTCTTTGTTTTTTTTGTTACTTTCTTTTTGACTTTTTTGGCAACTTCTTTGATGTCCTCTTTCACATCCTTGACAGCTTCCTCAACTTTGTCTGGAATTCCATCTTTGTCTTTGTCCTCAAAGACTCCATTGTAAGTCAATACAACAATTGCTGCTGCTATTGTCAAAATAACTGAAATAAATACTATCATTTTTTTTCTTTTTTAGTGTCATGGTTAATTGCAGAAACAAGAAGGATTCTGTCAATGAGGTCCTCCTGCATTTTTATGATAAGATTCTCTAGTCTGTCCTTTTCAGCAACTAGAGCATCAACTTTTGTCTCTAGAGAATCGTTTTTTCTCTGTAGCTCTTCTACATGGTTTGGATCTTTTCCAATAAACACATAGACAGCAGCTCCAATTGTCGCAATCAAAGCTCCTATGATTAATTTGAAAGAGTCATTGTTTGATTTTGGTATTTCCTGCCAGCTTAAAAAAACCAGCAAAAGAATCACAAACAAAAAGACGACTCCAGAACCAATGTACCCTCTTATTTCTTTCCTTTCTCTACTAGTCATGTTTGTCATTGTTGTTTACTATTTTATTTTTTTTATGATACTCAGTAAAGTGTAGGCAATAGCTAGAACCAGAGAGATTGTCTGCAAAATTGGGTTTGCTTGACTTAGACTCAATCCAAGAGCAAAAAAATTAGTAAAAGCTATCTTTAAATCTTCCATTTAAGTAGATGTCCATCTTACATCAACCCCTTGTGATCTCCTTACTATTCGCCAATAGTTACTGTAATTTCTAAAGTCAGCACCTACCACAACTGAAAAACTGCCAAAAGTCGGAAAATTTGATGCACTGTTGTTACAACCAGAATAAGCGTTCGGTGATTTGTTTGTCCAATATTGACCTCCACTATTTGTTGTATCATAGTATCTGTTCTGTCTGTTTGTGCAATAAGAAGGACAAGAATAACCTGTGTCACTGCTTGCAATACCTTGTCTTACAATCCAAGAGCCTGTAACTCCATAATAGTACAAAGTAGTGGCAGGCGCACCACTCAATGCAAAAACTTCCCCTGTTTTGAATGTATAATTAAAGGCTGTCGCTTGACTTTTTGTTGTGCCTCTTGTTTCACCTGCTGAGTTTATAGCATAGGCTGTGTAATAGTAGGTCGTGTTAGAATTTAATCCTGTAAACAGTCTATTAAATCCACCTGTTGTTCCTCCAACACTATATTTTGCGTTCGATGCATAGTTCGAAGATGTTCCAAAATAGAAACCTCTTTGTGTTACAGTACCACCTCCATCACTTGAAACATTCCCATAAACACGAATTCGAACAGTATTAACGCTGTTAGTTCCATCTGTACTTACTGTCGGTGCAACCGAATCACTAAGTCCATAAAAATCTGTCATTGCTAAATCTCCTGCATCTAATCCTGCATCAACACCTGCTTGTGCTAAACTTATATTGTCATCACCTTGTGAAAATTCAGCTTCTATATCAGCAATAAGAGCGAGTTCGCCTGATGTTTTAATTGGCATAATTAATCGTTTGTTAAGTTTTCAAATCCTCTTTTTGTTCTTAGGACTTCATACGCTTTAACTCTTAGATTTTCTGTGCTAGTTATTGGGGTGTGTTGCCCCAAGACATCTCCTTCATCTATCCAAGAATGAATATTAGCATCCCTATCAGCTTTTGAGTCATAAATTTTGTAACCAAAATCAAATAGAAAATGACCATTTGCGTTCGTCTGCATTTTATAAAATGTAACCCACTCAATCATCACATATACATTCTCTTGAACTGTCGCAGTTTCTACTTGCACAGGAAACTCCTCTGTTACAGTTGTACCTGCAAGTTCCCCAAAATTTTCTGTTTCGTTTGGGTACGTAGTCTCATATGTTTCTGTTTCTGTTTCGTGATCAGAATAGGTGTAATTAGTTAAATTCCCTGTCAATCCCATTTTTAATTTTTTAAAGTTTCTACTTCTGCTTTTAATTCCTTTACTGCTTGAATAAGCACACCTATCAGTCCATTATAGTCAACTGTCAAATGACTATCATCAGAGTCGAGAGATTTGACCTCTTTTACTAGATGAGGCATTACTTTTTGGATGTCCTGTGCAATCACACCAGAGCTTTTTGATCCATCTTTTTTCCAATTAAAGTCAACTCCTTTAATTTGTTCTAAAGTTTCAAGAGGAGCAAAAATTGGCTTGATATTGTCTTTTAGTTTTTCATCTGAGGAAACAGTTGTTGATGCTGCAATCACATCTCCATCAACATGAAGATCTCCATCAGCTTCTAGTCTCATTTCAGTTGATCCATTAACATAGAAATCCATTTGTGTGTCATCTGTCCAGGTGATGTAGTCATTTGCATCTCTTCCTAGATTTCCTGTGACATAAAAGTCTGTGTAAGTAGGAACAGCTCCATCAACATAGTCTTTTACTGCTGCACTTGTTGGAAGAGTAGTGTCATTGTCATTTGATGCAATTCCCTCTGCTTCTGTAACTATAGCAGCATCTGCAATCTTTGCAATTGTTACTGCATCATCTGCAATTGTCAAAGCTCCAGACCCTGTCACATCTCCTGTATGCGTTGCGTTAGTAACCTTTGCTGTATTTGCTGCAATCTCTGTATTTATTGAGTCTGCTAGTTTATCGGCAGTCACTGCATCATCAGCTATTTTAGCTGTAATAACTGCACCATCTGCAATTGTCAGAGCAGTTGCTCCTGTGACATCTCCTGTATGTGTCGCATTTGTCACCTTTGCAGTGTTTGCTGTTATGGCTGAAGCTTGAGTTGATGTTATTCCTGTCTTTGCTGTGTTTGCTGCAATTTCAGTGTTGATTGAGTTTGCTAGTTTGTCAGCAGTTACTGCATCATCTGCTATGTTTGATGTGCCTACAGCTCCTGCATCTGTTGAAAGCTTACCAGCAAGAGATGTTGTCATAGTTGCTGCAAAGTTTGCATCATCTCCAAGAGATGCAGCAAGCTCATTGAGCGTGTCTAAAGCTGCAGGAGCTGCATCAATTGCAGTTGCAACAGCATTATCTGCATAGGCAGTTGTCGCAATCTTTGTTGAGTTATCACCAGCAGATTGAGTTGTTGTTGTTGGATTGCCTCCTAAAGCAACATCATCTGCAATTCTAGCAGAAGTCACATAGTCATCTGCATAGATTTCAGCAAAATTTTCTTTGATTTTTGTTGCTGCTGCTCTTAGATTATCTCCATCCCCAGAATTTGCGCTTGTACCTAAATTTAATTCTCTTAAAGCCATTTTTTATTGATTAAAAAGTTGTTTGATCTGCAGTGTAAATTGTTTGATCTGCAGTTATTATTGTTAAATCTATTGAAAGGATTCCTCCATCTGCATTGAATGGATAGATTGATCCCCATCCACTTTGTGCATTTGTGTCTCCCCACCAACTTGATGCGTAAATACTCCCATAACTCATAAAACCCAATCTATTTTATATGATTCATAATTTGGACTCATGTCCTCATTGCTGTTTGAAAACCATTCTGGAAAGTTTGTCGAGGCATTAAATGCCATGTGATCTAGAAACCTCTCAGTGTAGCTCTCAGCTCTTTGTCTTTCTATCTGGACCAAGTCTTTGATCTCTTCAGCAGATGGCTCTGAGGCGTTCTCTGATGTATGTTTGAACACTCCTTTGTTTGAGATAGTGTAGGCTGCTGTCTTTAGGAATTCTGATAGTGTCAAATGAATCAGAATAGGCTTCACAAAATTGTTTAGAAGATCCAGATAAGGATTTGTCAAACTGCTTCCAGCAATGTCTGCTGCAAGTTTGTTGTATAGGTCAGTCCCTATGATCTCTCTGAGATATTGAGTCTGAGCCAGGTGCAAAGCAGGCACAAGCTTATCACTATCAATTGAGGAGTCCAGGATAGGACTCTTTCTCACTATGTCGTTTTTGCTACAAAAAAGAACTGTTGCCATAATTTAGTTTTTTGCTCCTCTGTTTGGTCGATTATTTGGTGCAACTGAAACCTCAGCAGGTTCTTCATCTGCTGTTGGTGTCGAAATGCCTTCTTTTTTTATTTCTGTCTTATAGATCAGAGATTTATTTGCATTTGGATTGTTTGGATCTATTTTTCCATTACTTAGCATGTAGGTTTTGCGCCTCCAGGCATGTTTACAGTATTTGCCTCCCACATACAAAAAGAGATTGTAGCTAGATGATCCTTTTGCATTAAAATCAATGTTCCCTCTAAACTCTCTATCTAGATCTTCTTTCCTGTAAACTCTGGCAGCTTTGACCATTAGCTTACAGAACTCTCTACTGTTTGGCTGATGACTTAATGGATTGTATTGATATCTGACAAGGTACTTTTTGCCACTCTCTGTCACTCCATCCAGCTTGCTTTTTACATCTGCTCTTCCTTTTGGGACAGAAGCAAGTGAAAGCTGCTGATCCAGGTCCTCTTCCTGGGCGTAGTCAACCTCTCTGTCATCAACTAGCTCATAGTTTAGATCAAAGAGTGTTTTTTCATTGTCTCCTAGATCACTGATTTGATCAAACATGTGCTGATCATCAAAATCATGTCCATCACTACTGCAACAAATCTGACTAGACAATTGCTGTCCTGTTTCCTCTTCAACTTGCTCCTTTGTCACAGCGTTTTCTGTGTCTATAAACTCTATTGGAGTGAGTGTCTGAACATAAAGATCCAGAGAAATACCATTGACCCCTAGAATGTCATCAACTGCATCAATGATGTCATTTTGATAAGGCTTGATCACTAGGTTTTCAAAAAGATTGTGAGCGTTTTGGATCTCTTCAGCATTGTTTCCGAGTGAGCTTCCTGTGTCTCTTATACCTACCAAAAGAGGAGATGTGATTCTGTGTCCTATCATGAGCTTTCTGGAACACTCCTCAGAGATGTACTGATAGACTTCTGCAGAGTTTGGGGGGTTTATGTCCTCAATAGTTGTTTTGTTCTCTACAGAGTCGCTAAATGACACAATCACCTTCTCTCCATGTACTCCTGTGAGCTTGTCTGTGATCTCTTGTTTGATCTTTTTCATGCCCTCCACTGATGGAGATCCATTTGCAAAGCTCACTAGCTTAGATCCAGAGAAAGAGTTCTCAACCTCATTGACCAGGAACTCAGAAATTGAGCATTCTAGCTTTCCATAGTTTAGAGATCCAATGTAGTCTGGGACACTATAATAGTGCATTGATGGAATGTGCCTTCTGATGATGTAAATTTCATTTTTTGCACCAGATCCAAAGACAGGAATCCTGGTGAGCTTGTCTCCATCTTTGTAGTCTTTCCATTTTGGATGATAATAGTAGGCATTGATAGCTCCTTTGTCATCACACTTCTCTGCTCTTAGTGTCTCTCTATTAAAATGTGATACTTTGACCACTTTTTTCTGTAGGTAGCTCACCTGGATGGCAGCCTCTCCCAGAAGCTTGTAGTCAAGAGCTATTTTTTTGAGATCTTTAGATTTAAATAGTGATCTAAACTGTGCAAACTCATCTGGCTTCCTGGAAGCATTGTGAGCGTGTAATCCTTTTCCTACTATTTGATTGACAATCCCTGTGATTGTGCTGTGTGATGTCGGACTGTTTAGATAGACATCTATGAGCTGGTCATAGAATAGATTATCTGAGCCAAAAGCTACAAAATCCTTCTTTGCATCCTCTATGACTTCTGGAGTCTGATAGGCTTCTAATTGTATTACTTCAAGGCTATTCATAAACTAGATAGTCATTTGTTGAACTTGTTTCAAAAGTAAATTGTCCTGTGTTGACTGAATAGCTGCTCGCTGTCTGATCTGTAACAAAGAGTTTTTCTCTGTGGACCACTTTTGATGTTGCTGTGTCTGTTATTTTTAAAATGTAGCTCATGTCTTTGTTTGAATCAAAGCCAAATGTTGCTGTGTGTGTTCTATAGTAGTCAACCTCAGCAAAGCTGCTAGTTGTCTGATTATAGGTCTCTGTGTTGTTTGTCTCATTTGTGATTTGAACTCTATAGGTAGTTGATCCTGTTGAGTCATAACTCCTGGGAACAAAGTTGATTGTGTGAGAAGATGATGATCTGTCCAGGATTGTCATTTGCTTATTTTGTATATAGCCTTTTCAGTTTTTATTCTACCTATGTTCTCCAGAATTTCCATTCCAGAGTCACCTATCTCTTTTTTCAGTTCTGACTTGCTGATCTCAGAAAACTCTGAACTGTCAAAAGGCTTTTTATATGCCTTAAATGTTTTTGTCTTTTTTGCCATTGTGTTTGTTTTAATGTGTTTGAAGGGGAGGTCTTTTACAGAACACTCCCCAAACAAAACACAAAGAGAATTTTAACTGTTTGTTCCTACAGTAATAGTCTCAGTATATGAAGTCCAGCCAGCAGTTGGATTTGCTGCTGTTGCTCCTTCAACAAAGTTTGGAGGCAAAGCTTCCTCAGATGAAAATTCCATCACATACTGTGAAGCATCACCCATTGCACCCCCTGTCTGCATAGAAGCAGAAGTGAGTTCACATCCATGGTCTTTGCCTAACAAAAAGAAATTGCCATTTCTATCTTCAACTATTATTGCTAGTCTTTGATAAGAAAGTAGCTTCAATTCTTTTTGATCTTCCTTAGTTAATTTTGGGAGAGAAAGGGACAAAACAGTAGAGAAAAACGAAGTGCCATTATCTCGTGACACATTCGCTGTTGTCTCCATAGTGTTGCCAGATCCCTTTAGGTCATAAACAAATAAAGTTCCTGTGCCATCAGCATCAGTTGCTTCATCATTACTCCCTAGAGTCACAGTTCCTAAACCTCCAAAATCCATTAACCAGGCAGTTTTCAAACCTCCGATTTGATCCTTACAGTTTATTGCCCTGCCCTTGCTTATACTACATGACATAAGTTATTGGTTTTTAGTTAGTTAGAAAATTATGTATAGTAAACGATCTCTGCAGCGTTTGCAATGTTTACTCCTTGAGACCCTCTCAAGATTACTCTTGTATTCAACGAGCCATCATATTTGGACATATCGATCACAGAGGCTTGATTATTCTCTGAAAACAACGCTGTAGAAAAGATCAAGTTGCTTGCTCTTGATGCAATCATGTCATTTGTTGGCATCCCTGGTGCATGGAAAACTTTGACTCCTTCAAAGAAAAGCTCTTGTTGTCCTCTGTACCATGTAGCTCCTTTGTCCTCATAACCAGCAGCACCTTGTCCACCACTTCCAAAGCCACCTAAACTTGATACGAATGATTTGAAAATATGAGTTGAAACATATAGATAAAGATCGTCTGCTCCATAGATCTCGTTAGGAATACTTGAAATAACTTTAGACATTTCGCTTGCTGCATTTGCAGAATTCACAGTTGTTCCTGTTACATCAACAACATCAGAGTCAGCAGCAGCTAGAACAGTGATTCCATCTGTTTGACCTTCTGTTGCATTTGCTCCTTGCCAGAAGTTTGTTTCCATGTTTGCAGCTACCTTGTCAGCAACATGCTGAAGGATGAAGTCCCCTAGATCTTTTGCAATTCCAGACTTGATGCCTTTCATTTGTAAAGATTCCCAAGTTGTTCTGTAGTTTTTAGAGCAAAGCTGTAAGTTCACCTGGAACTCTTCTGGACTCAAAACAATTTCTGTAGTTGTCAAAGTTCCTGTTGCTGAGAAATCACAGCTTGCTGCTTTGATTAAGTTAGCATCTGAAGCGAGTACTTGAATTACTTCTTTTCCCTGGATGTTGTCTCTGACATCTACTGCGCCAGATGATAAAGTTTTCCCAGAAAGTAAACTTGCTGAGAGATAACCAGCAGCTTTTTTGCCGCTGTATGTGTTATCAGTAAAAGTGTGACTTGTTGCCATGGTTATTCTTGATTAAATTGATTTACTAAATTGTTTAAATATTTTGCTCTTGACACAGTTACATTTTCAAAAGTTGATTGTGCTTCTGTGCTGACACTTTCTGGATTGTGTGAAATCTCTTCCACAGCTTCAGCAGCAAGTTCAATGTCATTTACGTTTTCTTCAACTGCAGGAGCTTCATTTGCCTCTAGCATTGTTTTGATCTCTGAGATCAAGCTCGATAGGTTTTCATATTCCTCCTTTGTTGCATAAACTACTTTAGTTGTTGTCTCTTCAGACTTCACTTTTTCAGTAGCATCTTCTTCAGAAGCTTCCACCTCTGATGCTTCTTCCTCAGCAGGCTCTTCACCACCAGCTTCTTTGATTTCACCTATGATTCCTTCCTCTGTGACTGAGAGAATGCCTTCAGAATTGCCCAAAGTATATTCCCCAATAGGAAGAGGCACAGAGTCCTCAGAGTCGCTGACAATAAAGACTTGCTGTCCAGGTTCAAAGCTTTCTGCTTGAATCTCTGTCCCATTCTCTAGAGTCATTGTTGCAAGCTCTACCTTTTGCTCAGATAGCTCAATGCCCAAAGTCTCTTTGATTTGATTTAACATGTCTATTGCTTTCATTTAGTTAAAATGTTTATACTCTTAAAACGTAGCTGCAGCACAAAATCGGTCATATTTTTAGACCTTTTTTAGATTGCACCAATTCCCTGGGCATGAGTTTCTCCTGTGCAGCACTTTTTGTCATAGGTTTTCTTGTCTTTACACAAACAGGCTCTGTCTCCTCCTACTCTGTTGATCCTGCTTACTGTCTTTTTTGATTTCTTTCTCATTTATTGCTGTTTATGTGATTCACAGGGCATGAACCAGGTCTGTCCTTCTAGATCATGAGTGTGAAATCCTTCACATCCTAGGTCTTTTGCTTTCTCTTCTGCTTTTGTTTGGGAACTGTAGGCAAGCCTGTCATCAATGATTGCTATTTCTGTGTCTATGATCATGGTTTTTAGCTCCTGGGACTCTAAAGGCACACAGTTTGGAACTCTCCTTCCATTTTTCATCTTCATTCCTACCATTTCATAGCCTGCCTGGCATGGATTGTCATCATCTAGCATTTCAGAAAGCAGATCCATCTCTCTGAGTTTAGATCCTGCCCATCTAAGACCAGCTTTACCTCCCCAAAGTAGGTAGGAAATTGTGCCACATGCAGAAGAGTCACTCTCATCATAGTACTCATCTGCTCTGGAGAGATAACTAAACATTCTTTTTATGGTTTCTACACTTACAGGCTTGCCCTGTGCAAGTTGAGTTGCTCTGACTTTGCCAACCTGGGTTGCACATTTGTTGCCATTTTTCTCATTTAGCTCAATGCCTCTTTTGGCATTGTTTTTCACTCCAGAAGGATAGTCTGAAAAAGACTCCATATTGTACTTTTTCTTTTTCTTTTTCTTTTTGCCATAGCCTAGCATGTCTTTGACCTCTGACATCATATACTCAGCCTCCTGGTTTTCCATTTCAGCAAGCTTCTCATCAATTGTTTTGTCTTTAGGTCTCTGAGTTGCCTTTTCAGACATAAAAGCCTCTATTGAGAATCCTTTGACTTTCTTAG